GGAAGATCGTCTTTATGGTGATGGTATGCGGGTGCAGTCTGAGGAGACTGCAACTGATTCCACGACGTTGGAGAAGGTCGTAGCCGAAAACATTACATTCCGTGATGGTGCACTTTCAGAGCGCATCACCATGGGAGATATGTCTGCTGGCGATTACGATGCTGATTCCGATGTTATTGGTGGTCTTGGCACTTTCCTCAGTCGTCCGGTTCGTATTCACGATTTCGTCTGGCAAGAGAGTACATTCTATAGTTCAGGAATAAATCCCTGGCAGTTGTATTTCAACACAGCGCAAATTAAGAAGAAGCTTGATAATTACGGTCGAATAAGGTGCAAGTTGCACCTCAAGTTTGTCCTCAACGCTTCTCCCTTCTACTACGGTAGTCTGCGCGCTTGTTACTTTCCTCTACAAGATGCTCGTGCGACCTACACGAACACAGCTGACCAACTTCCTTTCTCACAAGTACCTGGTGTATATCTAGAACCTCAGAATATGTCAACTGCAGAGATGACCTTACCTTTCCTCTACCCCCACAACTGGTTGAATACCACTGCAGCAGTGAACTTCACCAATATGGGTTACCTCCACTTTTTGCAATTCGCAAATTTGCGTTCAGCTAATGGAGTGACCGGAGCAGGCATTAACGTGTCTGTTTATGCGTGGGCAGAAGAGGTTGAGGTTATGGGACCTACCACAGTGTTGGCATTGCAGTCTGATGAATATGAGGAAGCTAATGGTACAATCTCAGGACCAGCAACGGCTGTTGCCAATGTTGCTGGAAGGTTAACTGACACTCCAGTCATAGCACCTTTTGCCATGGCAACCCAAGTTGGGGCCAAGGCAGTTGCTAGTATTGCGAAGCTGTTTGGTTATTCCAATCCACCGATGATTGATGATGTCCATCCCTACCAACCAAAGACTTTTCATGCTTTTGCTAACACAGAAACTCGCATGCCCATAGATAAGCTTGCGATTGATCCGAAGAATGAAGTGACCATCTCTCCTAAAGTAACTGGAGTGGATGAAGAAGATCCCCTTGCTTTTACGAACTTGCTAACGCGAGAGAGTTTTGTGCAAGGGACTTTATGGTCGGGTTCGACGCCTGTGGATACTCTGCTTTGGTCCGCAAAGGTAGCGCCTGTTTACATGTCGAATTCAGGTTCAGTCTACACCACCACGCCAGCTAGTTATGTCAGTCAAATGTTTCGTTACTGGCGTGGTACGATGATTTACAAGTTTCGTATCATCAAGACCAAGTACCACAAGGGACGGCTAATCATATCCTGGGATCCGCTTGCGAATAATACGCTAACTGCGGACACAGAAACGACAACACTGACCCGTATCGTTGATTTGGAACTGGAAGATGAAGTGATCTTTGTGGTGCCATATAAGGCTACTACACCGTATCTGAAGACCATCGAGACAGGTGGTAATTCATACTTCAGTAACGGCACAACACCTGCTTATGCTTTGACTCCAACGATTTCCAATGGTGCTGTAACCGTACGTGTGCAGAATACACTAACAGGGCCAGCTGCTTCACCTTCAATTGATATTTTGGCGTATGTCTCTTGTGGTGAGGATTTTCAATTCGCTGTTCCAAAGGATATTTCACCTCGGTGGACTGCTGCTGATCCTACAGGGGTTATTCAGTCAGAAGACCAGATGGAACCAATTGATGGAGGAACTGTTTCGCCTGATGCGAAGATGGCAGCTATCACATTCGGTGAATCCTTAGCTTCTCTTCGCCCTCTCCTGCATCGCACTTCTTTGAGTGTGCAGCAGACGTTGGGAGATCCAACTGGTGCCGCAGTTGGTAGAGTGCATGTCTTACAAGGATATTTCCGTTTTCCTCAGGGGATTGGACGTAATCCGGATGGATATTCACGAGCCACTATTTCTGCAGCAAGTGTACCTTATTCCTACTGCACAAATCACCCAATAGATTGGGTATTGAATGCCTTTGTAGGAGTGAGAGGCTCTACAAATGTCCACTTTGAAACATTAGGTGGCGGAATCAATGCCTTAGAGGGCGTGTCGGTCGAAAGAACAGATATTTCCCCATTATCACTTGGTGGTGGTTCTGCAGTGCGCAATTCCTACTCTCTTCAGGTTAGTCCTGCAAGTGTCGGTAATGTTGCACGTTTCGTTACTCAGCTAGTCACAGGTGCTCAAACCTTCACTCTTTCGGGTCAATCTGGTCTGTCTGTGACATCACGTTTGGCCCAACCTGCTCTTTCAGTATCTGTTCCGCAGTACACGAACGCAAGATTTACACTTGCTTTCAAAAACTCGCGGTATAACAATATTGAGACTGGTGTGGAGGAGTATGACACCTTGGTTTTGAGCACAGATTTTGTCAATGGTGTGTCTCCAGTTGTGAGTACATCACCTTGGCCCGTGGTCAACGTGTATTATGGTGCGGGAGTGGATTTTCAACCCATTTTCTTCCTATGCACGCCACGTTTGTTTGTGGAAACAAATCCACTTGCTGTCAATTAGCAGCCGGGTGGGACTATCTAAAGTCCCATACAAATAAACTATAGTAAATAAAGATCTCCGTGTCCGATGCGAGAGATGCTAACCCCAAGCAAAGATTTGACCATCCTGCAGTAAAATGCAGATGGCGTCGATCTTCCTGGTCCTGGAGGCGTACCAATATGTTCTGTTGAACATGTGTAAGTGCGCCCTTAAAAGGGATGGAAGACCATAGATGGCTTAAAAATCCTGGTTAGAAAATAAAACAAGTTTAAAC